GCCCATGAAGTAAAGAACAATTCTGACTATTCGGCCTGCACAACGTGGGGTGTGTTTTACAACGAAGAAGAAAAGGACGAGGCCCAGATAATTTTGTTGGACGCGTTCAAAGAGCGCATGACATTCCCCGACCTCAAGGCCGCAGCGCTTAAACATTGGAAGGAGTGGGAGCCCGATGCGTTCATTGTGGAGAAAAAGTCTGCGGGTGCGCCGTTGATCCAAGAACTTCGGGCGATGGGCATCCCGGTACAGGAAACAAACCCCAGCCGAGGCAACGACAAGATAGTGCGGGTCAACGCTATTGCTGATTTGTTTGCTTCGGGTAAAGTCTGGGCTCCAGATACGCGCTGGGCGCGGGAAGTAATTGAGGAAGTGGCCTCGTTCCCCAACGGAGATAATGACGACTATGTGGACACCACCAGCCAAGCCCTGCTGCGTTATCGGCAGGGTGGGTTCATCTCACTGGACAGTGATGAAAAAAATGAACCAATTTATTTCAAGCGCCGTGCGGCGTATTACTGAGTTTTTAAGGATTTGATATGGCAACCAATGTAGACAAAGCCCTGTACCAACAACCAATGGGGATTGACGCGCTTGCACAAGATGAAGAAGCCCTTGAGATTGAGATTGAGATTATTGACCCCGAGGAAGTTAATATTGGCATAGATGGCATGCAGATCAGCATAAAACCGGGGGACGAAGAAGATGAAGGTTTTAGCGACAACTTAGCCGAGTATTTGGACGATAGTGTCCTCAGTAAGATAGCCAGTGATCTGTCCTCAGATATTGACAATGACCGGTCAAGCCGCAAGGACTGGGAGAAATCATACACCGAGGGCTTGAAGCTCTTGGGCCTCCAGTACGAGGAGCGCACGGAGCCGTGGAATGGGGCTAGCGGTGTGTTCCACCCGATGATTACTGAAGCGGTTGTGCGATTTCAGTCAGAAACAATTACGGAGATGTTCCCCGCTTCCGGCCCGGTGCGAACCAAGATCGTCGGCAAAGAAACCCCGGAGAAGACTCAGGCCGCAGCGCGGGTTGAGGAGGACATGAACTACGAGTTGACAGAGGTCATGCGCGACTTTCGGCCCGAGCAAGAACGCATGCTGTGGAGCCTACCCGCTACAGGTTCAGCCTTTAAGAAAGTCTACTTTGACCCCAACTTAGACCGGCCCGTTTCCACGTTTATCCCTGCTGAGGACATGTTGCTGCCCTATGGCGCGACTGACTTGGACACTTGCTACCGCATTACCCATGTGATGCGCAAGACCAAGAACGAGATACTGAAATTGCAAAAGGCGGAGTTCTACTTGGATGTGGACTTGCCCGATCCCAATAAAGATTCCACCAATATCCAAAAAGCCAAAGACAAGGAAACGGGCTTTACGGATTTGAACGATGACCGGTACACGCTATACGAGTGCCATGTGGATTTGGACTTGAGTGAGTACGACGATAAAGCTGAAGAAGACGGCGAAGACGGCGATGAGGGCATTGCCCTGCCGTACGTGGTTACTATGATTAAGGGCGACAACACGGTGCTGTCCATCCGGCGCAACTGGTTGCAGGACGACAAGCTCAAACTAAAACGCCAGCACTTTGTACACTACCAGTACATCCCCGGTTTTGGTGCTTACGGCTTTGGCCTGTTCCATTTAATTGGCGGGTTTGCTAAGTCGGCCACATCCCTGATGCGCCAGTTAATAGATGCCGGTACGTTATCTAACCTGCCCGGTGGCCTAAAAGCGCGGGGTCTGCGGATCAAAGGCGATGACACCCCCATCTCCCCCGGCGAGTGGCGCGATGTGGACATTGGCTCAGGCGCGTTGCGCGACAACATCATGCCCTTGCCGTACAAGGAGCCCAGTCAAGTTCTGTCGGCGCTACTAGATAAGGTAGTTCAAGAAGGCCGCAACTTTGCATCCACGGCAGATATGAAGGTCTCGGACATGTCGGCAAACGCCCCGGTGGGCACAACGTTGGCAATTCTTGAGCGCAGTTTGAAAGTGATGACGGCAGTTCAGGCGCGGTTGCACTACGCGTTTAAGCAAGAACTGCGCCTTTTGTCTACTATCATCCGCGACTACACAGAAGATAAGTACGACTACACGCCTGAAAGTGGCTCGCAAAAAGCCAAGAAAAAAGATTACGACCATGTAGATGTTATCCCTGTCAGTGACCCCAACGCAGCTACTTTAAGCCAGCGAGTTGTGCAGTACCAAGCGGTTATGCAGATGGCCCAAGCCGCGCCAGACATTTACAACATGCCCCAGTTGCACCGCAACATGCTGGCAATTTTGGGTATTAAAAATGCGGACAAGCTTGTGCCGTTGCCAGAAGACATGAAGCCAGTTGATCCCGTTAGGGAGAACATGGCTATCCTCAAGGGAGAGCCGGTCAAAGCGTTCTTAAACCAAGACCACAAGTCGCACATCGCAGTACATATGGCGATGACGCAAGACCCAGTAATAGCGCAAGCTATTGGGCAAAACCCGCAAGCCCAAGTTATAAGTGCCGCCCTTATGGCGCACGTAGCCGAGCATGCCGGGTTCCTGTACCGCAAGCAAATCGAAGAGCAGTTGGGTATGACACTACCCAAAGACGACGAGCAGATTGCCCCGGAGATTGAGCAGGCGTTGTCACAGATGATGGCCCAAGCAGCGCAGCAGTCGTTGCAAATTAACCAACAGCAACAGGCCCAGCAGCAATCACAACAGCAAGCCCAAGACCCGTTAGTGCAGATGCAGCAGCAAGAGATGCAACTTAAACAGGGCGAGTTACAGATTAAGCAAGGTGAGTTGCAACTTAAAACCCAGCTTGAGCAAGCACGTTTACAGCTAGATCAGGCGCGGTTGCAGATGGAGCAAGCAGGGATGCAGGGCAAAATGAAATTGGATGCGACCCGCATTGCCATAGATGCCGCAGCTAAAAACGATACTAACGAGTTAAAGCAAAGTGAGTTGGCGGCAAATATGCAGCTTAAAGGCATGCAAATGGGTGCGCAAATTAAACAAAATCAAGAAAAGCAAACTTTTGACCAAGAACATTCCGGGATAAAACTCGGTGCGCAAATGGCTAAAGATAAGCAGCAGCAAAAACTTGATGCGGTGCAGGCAACGGCTAATTTAACAAAACAAAATTTACCAGAAAGTAAACCATGATCCAAGACTTCGCACGCGTATTGCGCGAACAAATACGCACGGACATGAATAACTATGCGGACGATTTGGCTGGCGGGTCTTGTCGTACGTTTGACGAGTACCAAAAACTCTGCGGGGTTATCTCGGGTCTAGCCCTTGCAGAGCGTTATCTCATTGACCTGCTAAAGAAAGTTGAAAACTCAGATGAATAGTATTGATCTGTCCCCCGGTGCTTTTGCACTGCCTGAACCCATCCAACCAATGGATGCGCCTGAACCCGAGGCAACCGCCGAAGAAAAAGCTACGCAATTACCTACCCCACAAGGGTGGAAAATACTGTGCGCCGTACCTGAAGTCGATCAAAAGATTGCAGGGACATCACTTGATTTAGTGCGGGATACTGCCAGTTTGCGCCAAGAAGAACACGCCTCCACGGTGTTGTTTGTGTTGAAAGTCGGTGCAGATGCGTACGCCGACAAAGCCAAGTTCCCCACAGGAGCGTGGTGTAGTCCGGGCGACTTCGTGTTGGTACGTACCTATTCTGGTACGCGTTTTAAGATTTTTGGAAAAGAGTTCCGTCTCATCAACGACGACCAAGTTGATGCTGTTGTGCAAGACCCACGCGGGTTAACCCGTGCGTAAAGGAGTTATACATGGACAAGTTTAAATTTCCTGATGAGCAGGAAGACAAGATTGAAGTGGATGTGTTGTCTAAAGATGATGATATTGAAATAGATATTGTTGACGACACCCCTGAACGTGACCGAGGCCGCAAACCTTTAGACAGGGAAGTTGCTGATCCTACGGACGATGAGATTGAGTCGTACTCGGACAAGGTAAAAACCCGGATTAAAGAACTTACCCACGCCCGTCACGACGAGCGCCGGAACAAAGAAGCCGTTTTGCGGGAAAAGGCGGAATTGGAAGATTTCACCCAAAGTCTGCTTAACGAAAACCGCCAGCTTAAAGGCTACGCGGAAAATGGGGCAAAAAACCTAGCCGTTTCGTCGCTTAGCGCAGCCGAAGGGGAGATGGAAAAAGCCCGCCGTCAGTTCAAGGAAGCACAGGAAGCCTTTGACACTGACGCTATTATTGCGGCTCAGGAAGCCATGACTGATGCCAAGTTTCGTCTGGAGGCGGCAAAAAATTATCGCCCACCCTCTTTACAAACCATCAGCGATAGTGTACAAACGCAACAACCCGCACCCAAACAGGTGCAGCCCGACGAAAAAGCACTGCGCTGGCAGGCAAAAAACCAGTGGTTCGGCGCTGATGGGTTTGAAGAAGTTACCAGCTACTCACTAGGGCTGCATCAAAAGCTAGTTAACTCGGGGATTGATCCCCGCATGGATGATTACTACGAGCAAATTGATGCTCGCATACGAGGTAAATTTCCCGAAGTTTTCGGGCGTAACCAAAATGAAGGTCGCCGACCTGCATCTGTGGTAGCTCCTTCGACACGTTCGTCTGGAGTAAAACGAGTCGAAATTACGAGGACAGCGGCAGCGCTGGCTAAGAAGTTCGGTTTAACCCCGCAGCAATATGCTGTTCAAGTAGCAAAGTTGGAGGCCCAAAATGGCAACGCGTGATACCCGTGATATTTCTACCCGCGATAAATCTGTTCGCTATGTTTATAAACCGTCGAGTGCTTTGCCCGACCCTAC